CGAGGACGGGCTGCGAAGGCTGGTCGTCGGACGGCTCGGACATGACGGTGGCCCGTACGGCCCGCTGACCGGTCTGGTCGACGCCGTTCGCGGTCTGCGGGCGGATCCAGTCCAGGTGGTAGGTGACACGGCGCAGCCGCGCCGGGAGGCGCCGGGCCTTGTCCTCGGGGAGTTCCCACGCGAAGTGGATCCGGTCGGGGAAGTCGGAGCCGTCGGAGTCCTCGTCGATGACGGGGAAGTAGAAGCCGGGGTCGAACGTCTTGATGCGGACGCGCTGCTTGTCCGTGTCCCAGTGCAGGAGATACACCCCGTCGCCGAGGGTGACGGCCTTACGTTCCGTCTGGAGGAGCCGCATGGGCAGCAGTTCCTCATCCGCCCACTCCCTCAGCAGGGTCTGGACGCGCTCGGCGGTCTCGGCTTCGGGGGTGCTCTGGTCGCCGCCGGCGTTCTCAGCGCCGGGGACGGTGATGGTCTGCTCCTCGCCGAGGACGTGCGAGGTGATGGTGTCGACGAACATGCTGGGGTCGCCGAACTCGCGGCGCTCGCGGGCTTCGTCGCCGTCCCGGTAGGCGTTCAGCTCGGCAACCTGGTTGTTTTCGTACGCGGTGAGCATCTTGTACGCGGCCAGGCGGCGTTCGTGCTCCGCTGGAACCCAGGTGGCGTGGGCTTCGGGGAACGCCCTGCGGTTGGGCATGCCGAGGTTGTCGCTGTAGAGCGGCTTGTAGTTCAGCCAAGACCAGGCGTCGATGATGACCGACTTCGCGCCGGAGAAGAGGCCCACCAGCTCACGCCTTTCCGCTGATCTCAGGCCCCGCGCCTGTGATCAGGGTACGGGTGAGCGGCGTCGGGGTTCCCTCGGCTATCGGCGGCCGCGGAGGCGCTGGTCGCTGTAGCTCTGCTGTCCGAGGCCTTGCTGCGCGGGGTCTGCAAGCTCCGTCAGCCCATGCACACCAGCGTCCATCCGGTCGGGGCTGTCGAGTCCTGGAAGCCAGGTGACCATCTGCCGCTCAAGGTCAGGGAACTCTCCAACGTGGTGAACGGCGCCCTGCTCATAGAGCTGAGCGATGGGTTCCGCGCGGAGGCGTTTACCTTGCTTGGCGTTCACCCCGATGAAGCGGGGCATGACCATGCCTCCGGTCTTCCCCTCCTGCTCTAGTTCGCGCCAGGCCTGGATGAGGACCTGCTTGATCATGTCGCCGCCAAAGTTCGTCTCTCCGACAAAGGCGTCTGCCCGTAGTTCGATGGCCAGGAGGCAGGCTTCGCGGCCCCAGGCTCCTGCTCCGTGCCGTCCGGATCGGTCGGCCAGAACGTACAGCTGGCCTTGGTCGTCGCGGCCGGAGGCGACGATGCCGGTCTCATCGTTCGCGGTGCCTGCGCCGCCGGAAGGGTCGATGGCGACGACGACGCGGGTGAGTTCGATGCCGCGGAACGCGACTGCGCTGATCCGGTTGGCGGTGATCCATGCCCATTGCCAGACGCCGCCTTCGAGGGGGCGGGGCTGCTGCTGGTAGAGGGCCCACCAGACGCGTTCGCCGACGGACTTGCGGATGCGGGCGTAGTCGTCGGCGTTGTACCGCTCGGGCCACAGGGCCTCGCCGGGCTGACGTGCGAGGGGGTCGTCTTCGGTGAGGGCGATCGCAGGTAGGTCGATGACGATCCAGTCGTCGGGTTCTTCTTTCAGGAGCCGCCCGGATAGGTCGTCGTCGTCCCAGCGGGTGTTCACCAGTAGGACGGAGCCTTGCGGTTCGAGGCGGGTGAGGAGGACGGACTGCCACCAGTCCCATACGCGTTCGCGCTGGGTGGGGCTGCCCGCGTCCTCGGAGCCTTTGAACGGGTCGTCCACGCAGGCCACGTGGGCGCCGCGGCCGGTCAACGGGCCTCCGACGCCTGCGGTGACCATGCCGCCTTCATGGCCGTCGATGTCGAATCGGTTGGCGGCCTGGGAGCCGTACTTGAGGTTGATGCCGAGGGTGGGGGCGTGTTCGGTGATGGTGTTGCGGACCCATCGGCCGTGGTCGTCGGCGAGGTGAGCAGAGTAGGAGGCGAGCATGAATCGGTGGTCGCGCTGCTTACGCAGATACCAGGTGGGCCCCCAGCGTGAGGTACGGCGGGACTTTCCTGCGCGGGGGGGCATGGTGACCATGGCGCGGATGCGTTCGCCAGCGTCGATGCGCTGGTAGATGCGGTCGATGATGTCGAGGTGGCGGGCCTGCATCTCCTTGCCGTGGGTCAGGACGGCGGCGAGCGCGCCGGGGCTTCGGTCCATGGCCATCTCGTGTTCTACGGCGGCGAGCTGGGCGCGCAGGTCGGCGGAGGCGCTCCGGATGATGTCGATGCGCTGCTCGTCGGGTAGGTGTCGGTAGATGGCCAGGAGGCCGCTATTCGCCGCCACTGTCCGTCTGGCCCTTGTCGCCGTCCTGACCGTCCGCGTCATCCCTGGGTGCGGAACCGACGCCGATGAGGGCTTCGAGTTCGGCGGTGGTTGCCTGGTTCATCTGCAACGGGCCGCCGCCGGCTCCGGTGAGTTCGGCCTTGGTGGGCATATCCAGGCCGTTCAGTTTGGCGCGGCGGTCCATCAGTCGGAGGACGGTGTCTACGGCCCGCATGTCGAGTTCCTCGCCGACGGTGTTGCCTTCCTTGTCGAAGACGGGTGAGGGCTGGGTGGCGCGGGGCCAGGCGGCCTCGAGGAGGGCGTCCAGGCGTTCGTTTTCCTGCTGCCGGTAGGTGCTGACCTCGGCGGCTTCTTCGTCGCGGTGGGCTTGGAGGACGCGGTTGAGGTCTTTGCGTGCGGCGCTGGGGCTGCTGTAGCCGATGGCGGCGATGCGGTCGTCGTCGTAGCGGACGCCTTGCCTGCGGAGTTCGAGGAGCTTGGTTCGGCGTACGGCGACGTCGTCGCGTTCGAATTTGGTCCATGCCATGGCGGTGGGGCTCCCGCGTGTGTGGTTGTCGAGGCCCCGCGCCTTGTTACGGATGATCGCCGATATCCGACTGAATGTTCCCCCGGCCCTCAGGGCTGGACGTGCGGAAGCCTCGCCGCCGGGGGATTGGGGGCGAGGCTTCCGTGTGCTCGGTGGCCCGCTGACCGAGGGGGCGGGCTCCGAGCGGTCTTGTGGCACGGCCCGGGTTACTGGGTATTCCAGTGGGCGCGGGGACACCCTGGAGGAGTAACTCATGACCTCCCGGGCCGTGCTGGTTTTGATGATGGGGTACGGGGCGGGGTTTGTCTGAGGCGCTATCCCCCGGGGGTTACCAGGGGGCGGGGGCGTGTCCGTTGGCCCAGGCTTCGAGTGCGTTGCCGTCGACCAGCCGGATGCCGTGGGGAAGGCGGGCGTTGGTGTCGTAAGCGGACCGGGTGAAGCCGGCAGTGGTGACGATGACGGCTTGGTGGCAGTGGTGGATGTCGCGGTAGACGCCGTTGATGGTCTGCACGGTGTCGGAGCCAACGTTGTTGCCCGCCCCGTTCCGCTTGCACTGGATGAGGATTCGGCGGCCGTCGTAAAGGTGGGCGATGACGTCGGCGCCTCGGTCGTTGGCCTGGCCGACGCGGGTGGCGGTGTGAACGGCCCGGTCTTCGAGGGCGAGTTCGGCGATGGCCTGTTCGAAGCGGCTGGGCTTGAGTCGGTGGAAGGCGTCGGCGGTGCGGCGTCCAGGGGCGGGAAGAGCGTCCCGCCGTGGGGTGATGCGGCCCAGGCGGGCTGTGGCGCGGGTCATCCATCGGGGTCGTATCGCGCGGAGGATGACGGCGGCAGCGATGAGGGCGGCCATGGTGGCGCACTGAATGGGCCAGGTGCGGACGGCGATGTATCCCAGGAGCAGGGTGACGGCGAGGCCGCCGAGGGTGATCTGCGGTAAGCCTCGGCTGGTGCGGCGGCGGGTGTCGGTCTTGTAGGTGCGGCGGGGCGGGGTGTGGGTGCCGGCCATGAGGGTCTCCGGGGTCTAGTTGTGGATGTTGGTCTTGCCGAACCACTTCTGGTGCACGTTGGTGGTCTTGTGGATGTGGGTGGATTTGTGGCCGCGCATGGCGCCTGCTAGGAGCAGGCCGAGGAGAATCATCAGCCCTGAGGTGCCCATGAGGGCGAAACCGGCGAACATCTGACCGAGCCCGTATCCGACGCCTGCGCCTGCCGCGCCGACGCCGATGCCACTGGCGAGGATCTTCTGGGCCTGGGGATCGATGAGCGGCATGGGGGTCAGGTCGCGGGCGGGGGCGGGCTGCATGGGCTGCACGTACTGCTTCAGCACGGGCACCATGACACTGGGGTTCTCAGCGGATGGCACGTAGACGACTGTGGGCCGCTCTGCGTACAGCTCTACGGTGCCGTGCAGGGGCTTCTGGTGGGCGATGGGGTAGTGGCCGGTGGTGGGCTGCCCGGCCGGGAAGGCGTTGGGCTGCTGGTATGGCGCGGGCAGGTTGTTCACGGGTTGGGGTTCTCCTTGTCGGAGTCGAGCCGTTCAGTGGGGTGGGTGGAGATGCAGAAAGCCCCCGGGGGCGACCCGGGGGCTTTCTGGTTTCGTGGTGTTCTCAGTCGGTGTCTGGGTCGTCGACGTTGCCCGACTGCTCGTTGAAGTAGATGGCCGCAAAGCGCACAGCGGAGCTCTCGCTGAGGCCGGCCTTCTTCAGGCCGCAGATCATCTCAGCCACGTGGAGCATCGCCTCGTCCATGTGCGTCATCTTCAGTTCCGGGAACTCGTCCGGCTGCATGGGGAACCTCACCGCTTGGAATGGCCGCGTAGGTTCCATCATCGCCCTTTGCGAGCTTGTCTTGCAGGGCGAGTTTGGTGCAGAGGTCTCGGAAGGTGCGGTCGGACAGGGTGTAGCCGGCCTTGACCATGAGGGGGTAGACCTCGCTGGGCTTGGCGGGTTCTCCGAGTGAGGCGAAAAGTTCGATGGCGAGGTCGTCGTTGGACTTCGGGGTGATGCGGGTCTTGGCCAGCTCAATCGCGGCGTCCTGCGCGGCCGCCCGCTCGAGGGCGTCCTCGTCCAGCATGTCTTCGGTCAGGCGCGGGATCGGCATGGAGGCCCCGTGTGCGGTGATGGTGTCGCCGTCCTCGTCGACTGCGCGGCCCAGCAGCACGTCGTAGGACGCGGGGGTGGGCCAGGACTGGTAGAGCTCCCACACGGACTCGTGCATGCGGTCGGGGCCGACGTTGCCGTAGGCGTCGCCACGGAGGTTGGGGATGCAGCGGGCCCATCGCTGCCCGTATGCGAGGCCGGCGGCGCGGGCGGAGACTTCGTCGAGGTCGGGGCGGATGTCTGACAGTTGCCGTGCTGCGTCCATGAATAGTGTCGACATTCGCGCGTGGTCGGCGCTGCCTGCGGGGAAGGCTTCGGCCATGGTGGCGTAGGCCTTGGCGGGGGCGGGCTGGAAGGGGCCCTTGGTGGCGGACATGTAGACGACGGTGCCGGGGTCGGTGAAGATCGCCATGTCGGGGGCTCCGAACCCGGGGAACAGCATGTCCAGTTCGCTTGAGTTGTTGGTGCGCAGTCCGATGCGGCCTGGGGTGAGTTCGTCCATCGTTGCGGTGATGTAGTCGCGGGTGGCGCGCAGGCCGGTGGTGTCGACGCGGACGTTGACGGAGCGGCCTTCTTCGATGATGAAGTCGATGCCTTCAAGGACGTCGTCGGCCATCGACTTTGTCTCGTCGACACGGATGTGGATCGCGGGGATTTCGGCGGTGGCCGGCAGGTTGTCGACGTCCTCGTCTTCAAGCAGGTCGGCGTACTCGGTCTTGCGGGCTGCGATCACTGCACGAGCGGCCTGGACAACGAGCCTGCACTCGTCGTCGTTCGTGGCCGGCCAGTCGACCAGCGGGACGCCGATCCCGTAGCGGAGGTACGGGTTGACGAAGACCGCGGACATTTTTGCGGAGGTGTCGAGGTCCCATACGAGGGCGTCGACGCAGCGGACCAGACCGAGACCGAGGGTCTTCATCAGGGCTGTCTTGCCTGATCCCTGTGCGCCGACCGCGATGACGCCTTCGTCTTTCAGGTTCAGGGAGGCTTCGTCGCCGTTGCCGATCCGACCGAATCCGACGGGCTTGTTGATGGTGGTGGGGGTG